TGCATATAAAACGAAGACTTATTTCAATTCTCCAATAAATGTTGCAACTAGATTGGCTCGATTAACAGAAGAAGAAGTTAATGAAACAAGAGAATTTTTACAAAGCTATGCTCAAAAATTAGTAGAACAAGAACCTGGAGCAGGAACAACGCCGGCAGGCACGCATTCAACTGATAGTAATATTGCATCTAAAGTGTACGGAAAATTTAAAGCACTTAATGTACATGACGCATTAGGCGTGTCTATTGCTGACGCTGTAGATGTTGCAAAAGATCTTAATAAAGAAACTTTTGTAAGTTTAGTAGAGTATTCTTTGCCCACTGAAGTTGTTACATCAGCAGAACGTGTAAATCGTCAATTTAAAGAATGGGTTGCAGCAAATCCAGAATTAAAAAATGAAATAGATCGTGGCATAAATGAGTATGCAGAAAATACTATAAAAAGAAATAAAGATTTGTTAGAGGGTGTGCAAAATAAGGATGTAGCTGACGCTGTAATTTCTAATTTAGCTCAAATAGCTGAACAAGCTGAAATAGCAAAATTACAGCACTTGCATACGTTACGCGTAGTTAACCAATATAATTTTGAAGATGGTGGTTGGTCTGTTACTCCAGAATGGAAAGCTAACATTGAAGCACGTCTTATTGCTTTAAATGCGCCGTTAACTGCTCCTGTAGCTTCTGTATCTACAGTAGAGACTGCCAATCCTAAAACAGAGCCGGATATGCCATCAGATAGTGCTAGTGGCGCTCAAGTTGGTATGCCTGTTAAGCAGCCAGATTCAAAAACAGAACAAAATATTAATCGTCGTTTAAAGACGATACTAACAAAGTTACCAAACCTGACAGCTAAATCAATTATTGCCCATTTAAACCAACAAATGGACAAAACCACTTTGACGCCAACTGAGCAAGCCTACAAAACATTATTGCCTAAGTTAAATGAAATTGTTGATCCAGATATAGCAATTGTTTATGTAACTAAAGACATGAAAATGCCAAAAGGGACTGAAACAGCGTACGGGTGGTTTAACCCAAATTCTACTAAGGATTATCCTAATGGCGCAATTTTTATCAAAAGTGATGAACATACACATTCAAACGTTTCAGCAGAATTAATAGCGCATGAGTTGCTACATGCGAGCGTTAAGACACAAATGTTTAATGCTCGAAAGAGAAAAAATAAAACTGCAGCTGACAAAATTGTTTTAGCCGCAGTTGATAATTTAGAAGTAATTAGAAAAGCCGCCGAGGACTATATTGCTAGTAACAATTTAGAAGGCTTTGGTAACGCAGTAAACGACGTTGATGAATTGATTGCTTGGGGCATTACTAATGAACGCTTCCAAAAAGAAGTGCTTGGTCAACTGGTAATTGACAATAAAAAGCTAAAAGAAACAGGCTTGGAAAATTCTGTTAAAAATGGCATTAAACAATTTATTAAAGCAATAGGACAAATACTTAATGCAAATTTAGGTGCTAAAGCAAACACAGCAGCCAGTATTAATGCATTACAGCTTGTGTTTGCTAACACTGCTGCTGTTATGTCAACAGTAGATAGCAGAGGTGTTCAAGCGTTAAGTAATAAACAACGCATTAGTAAGCAAGACAGCGGTGCTCCTATAAGCTTTAGCCACAGGAGAGTATTTGAAGCGCTAGGCAATTCGCACGGTGCGCCAAGTACACCAAGACATGTAGGCAGAATGGCTAGTGCATTGGAACAAGTAGTCGAAACAGTGTACGGGCCTTTTGGAATGTTCCAAGCTGAAGCTGAACGTAGTTCGCCGGCAATAGCTACAGATGTATTTTTGCAATCTTTGGCCAACAAAACTAAACCATTTACTTCTAAGGCGTTAGGGGTATTGCAATTAAATGATCAAGAAGCGTTTACTTTAGAATCAGTTGAGCTGGTAATGAAAGAAGCGCTAGAAACAGACACTATTNCATCTTTAGAATTAGCTAAAGTGTTTGAAGAAGTGCGTAACTCACTGTCTGCTACAGATTTTTANTCAGGAGACNTANCACAAGCCCAAGAAATTTATGATTTTATATTTAACGCAGANCAGCGCATTGACGAAAAAAGATCAGATTATTTAAGTAGGTTTTCTGCTTTAGCTGTTGCGTACGCGCCTTTAGCGTCTGCTATGGATCAATTAACTGTTCCTGAATCAGAGAATCAGCAAGGCAGTACGTTACTAGAAAAAGTTAGCAAAGTTGTTAAAGACGCATTTAATAGACTCCGAAAAATTATTACTAGAACAAGCTCTGCGAATACGCAAAGTCAGCGCCATGCTATTTTAGCCAAAAATTTAGCTACAATTCGGAAAAAAGAAGCTGCACGACTACAAAAAGACAAAACTGTTTTAAACATTGCAGAAAACACAATAGATACACTGGCAGAAAAAGGGAAAAACAAACTAGTATCAGTTTTAGCGTCAAACCGGTTTAATAATAAATCTACAATTATTAAAGCATTTAGNTCAATAGGGCAAGTGGCTTTGTCAGGGCAAGGAGAAGCAATTGTAAAGACAATTAATAAAGTACGTAATGAACTTACTGAAGGCAAGCAAGGCGTACTTATGAACATTGTTACTGATTTACAAGGTCGAACTATAGACTCTCAAATATATCACACGTTATTAAATGCGGCTAACAGGCACATGCAACAACGCCAGCAAACAACTAAACAAATAAGTAAATTAGTTGTAGACGCGTTTTCACGTCCTTTGACTAAAGATGAATCAGTAGCAGTTACAGAATTAATACGTACTGATTTATCTGATTTAGTAACTACTTACTCAATGAAAGAACTACAAGAATTGTTTGACCAAGATCAAACAATTTTAGATAGTCGCATTGAAGAACTAAGTTCGCAATTAACAGGCAAAAATAAATTGTATTATTTATATGCGGCTAAAGCGTTAGCTGATCATATGATGACTTCAAATACTCACGAAAATCAAGTTCAAAATGTTTATCAAATAGCAAGAATGGACGGATTTGCTGATAGTGTGCCGGCAAGTGAGCAAAAAGATTTAGTTAAGATACTTAACCCGTTAGTTACATTGCTGTCTATTAAATATATGGAAGAAGCTCCAGCTAACTCTTCTGCACTTTCTGGCGCATCGAAAAAATCAATGTTACGTAAGCTATTTGAACTGGAGAATAATCGTCTTGCCGAAGACGGAACTCCTGATGTAAATAAAAACGGCATAGAATATGTATTACGTTTGCACGCTAGCATGAAGAAAGATGCGTTAAAAAGTTCTTTTGACAACGATCCTAGTTTAATGAAAAAAGGGTATGTTAGAGAAATAAACAATCCTAATATTAGTATAAAAGCAGCTGATCCTTTCAAGGGCAAGGAGCTAGAGCGGGCTGGCTATAAAAAAGTATGGCCGTATAATTCTCCGTTACCTGTAGATGAAGATGCAGTAACTAGTAATTATGTACCGCAACATTTATACATAGCAAAAGGATTAGGACTGCAAAAAGTAGTATCAGGTATAGTATCAAACAAAAATACGCGAGCAAAAGGATCTTTAGCAGGTATAGACAATAACGGCGAATTTAGTCGGGCTAGAATAGTTGAGATAACAGCTAAAAAAGGCAAAAAACTAAATAGTTTAAAAGCTATTCCTGAAAATTGGGACCCACGAAGTGACCGAAAAACAAGATTAGCCCCAATTTGGAATCCTAAAGGAAATATAGTTGGTTGGCGACAATTGATGAAGGAAACTACAAAAGATGCGCTAATGTCTCCAGATCGTAGAATAGACCAGGTACTTGGGGCAACGGCAGGAAGTATTTTTGACAAGGCAGGATCAGAGGCAATTAATAAAAAAGTTGTTGAAGCGCATTACAAACAATATCAAGAAGACTATCTTGCGAATCCTAATAGTTATATTCATGTTCATGAAAATAGCAAAGATCCTGAAATTGCTGAACGTGCTAAATTACTTCCAAAAACTACTAAGCGCCAAATTAATGCAGTTTGGGGAAAAACTGGTTTAAATGGAATGATGATTAAAAACGACGTATACAATATGTCGGTTGGGTATCGAAAATATTCAATTACTGAAGGGTATGATAAAAAAGCTTTAAGTTTAAAAGCAGCGATAAAAACAGCTATTCCGTATTCACTTAATGATGAGCAGCAACGTACAATTGTTGAACAAGTAACTATTGGTATTGCGACTAAATTAGGCGTATCACAATTGCGCGTTAAACAAACAGAAGATCTTTGGCAAGAAATTGTAGGAGTTGTTAAAGACATACTAGTTGTTAAAAATTTAGTAACGTTTTTAGGCAATTTATCAAGTAATGCAACGCTTCTTGCTTGGTCAGGCGTGCCAATAAATAAAATTATTGCAGGGCATATAAAAGGGTTTATTGATATAAACAGGTATGAGAAAGATGAAAAAAGGTTGTTTGAGCTGAAAAATAAGCTAGAGACAGGGTATTTTGCGGGGGCTTTAGAAAGGAATGTAAGGCAGGATATTGTTCGTCTTGAAAACGCTTTAGAGCGTAATCCAGTACACAGTGAAGTACAAGCTGGGTTGTATCAAACTATTGTTGAAGATGGTATTGAAACAGACGATGACCCTTATTCAATGAAATCAGCGTTAATGGCGTCTATTGATGAAAAGACGCAAAAAGTTCCTAAATTAATTAAAAACGGCGTTAAAATTGCTTTAATGACTCACGACACAGCGCTTTATAAAATGTTGCATAAAGGTACGCAGTACAGTGACTTTATTGGTCGGCTTGTACTGATAGAGCATTTACAAACGCGTAAAAAAGATCCTTTATCAATTGTAGCCGCTCGTAACAGAGCACAAGATTCTTTTGTTAACTACGATATTCCGCAACATAAAGGATTGCAGTATTTAAATGACACTGGATTAATTTGGTTTACTAAATATTACATTCGTATTCAAAAAACGATTATTAATCTTTTGCGAGAAAAGCCTGCAAGGGCATTAGGATTGGCTGCAGTTGAAGCATACTTTCCAGCGCTACAAAGTTTATTAGACTCTGTAGCGACTGAAAAGATAGCTAATCCTTTTGGTGCTGGAGCATTTGAAATAGTAGATACGTGGGACGATGCCATTACAATGCAAGTGTTAATGGATAGCTTAGGTGATTAGTTTTGGAAACAATCTTTTATAAAAGCTGCTACCAATCCGATAAGTAGTAATATTCCTGCTGCAATTAAAAAGCCGCTAATAAAAGCGCCTCCTACAAAAAATATTACTACTGCTGCGGCAACAAGCACCGAGGCCAATAAAAAATAGAAAATAAATTTAATAGTCTCAATGAGTATATTCATAGGCTAATTAAAAATATTTGCAAGTGGTTCAGACTCTTCCAAATCATTTGTATCTTCAGAGCTGAATTGGGGCTTTTCAGGTTTAACTTTTGAACCTAAGTTTACTTCAGCGGTTAGCCCAGCTCCTTTTCGTCCTGCGGTAAAATGAATATCTACAACATCAGTTTGAAAGCCCATTTGAAATAAATGTTTGCTTATAGCTTCTTCTATATCAGTTTGGTTTAGTTGTACTTGCATTATGATTTCCTAGTGTGCATTAATAAAATAATTTGTTTAAACGCCTCAGAATTTAAACCAGCTTTAATTGCTCCTACAGCGTCTGCCATATGTTCTGCTTTTCCTGCAATAATTTGCTTAATGCCGGATACTTGACGTGTTGGCCAGGGAGCTTCTGGATGGTTGCTTGTTCCCCATTTAATCATGTCAGTTTTAGATGCTGTTTTAGATCCTACAGTTGCTAGTTTTACTTCTGTGGGTGTAATTTCAAAAAAAGGTGTGCCGTTACTGCGTAAACCTCCTAAGACGCCTACGCAAATGCCATATGAAGCCATTGCTCTAGCTGATTGGCTACCAATAGGTACTTCTATGAAAATTGCGTCAGCGTCTTTAGAATGGGTTTTAGCCGCATGAGCTAATTGCATAGCAGCGTTTAAGTCTTTACTGTTTTGTCGAACCTGTTTACCAGTTGGAACAACAGGTTTTACGACATCGAGGCTCAAAATCCTAAGATTTTGAGACTCAGTGCAGTAAATTCCACGTGCTACTCCCCAATTATTTAAAGAAGGGTCAAAGCCTACGACTTCCAATTTTGCCATTACTATCCCCAAAGGCTCTGAGAAGGTTTAGGCGTTGCTCCTGGTGCAGCTGGAGCGCCTTGGACGCCTGCTACGTTTTTTGTAGAGTTGTCTTTTAAGGTATCTGTGTACCGTTTTTCCCAGTTTTTGATGTAATTGGCTTCTGAGTCTTGAACTAAAGCTTCTGCAACAGTTTTTTTATCGCTAGCACGAAAAACTTTATTTATTTGCGTTTGCTCTCTTGTTTCACCTGTAGCCACGTAAGCACCGCTGTCGTTCAGCTCTGTTTTGTCTACAATAGTTTTAACTAAGCCAACAATAACTGGGGCATCCAGCAAATCAACAAAAACTTGAACTTTAGTAGGAACGTCTTTCTTTTGTTCGTAATCGTAAATGTTAACGATTTTTTCTTCAGTAGTGAGGTCTTGTAATGTTTTGTTAGCAGCTAAGTTAGCAAACGAACTGCCTAATAGATAACCTGGCAATGGTTTTTCTTTGCCTGATTTTTTATCTGTATAAGTAGCTTTGTTGCCTTTTGCATCACCGGATGTAACGTATACTTTTTCAGAATGCGTACGTCCGTTACTTTCAAGAGTTAATGCTATAAAAGCTGCACCGTTTTTACTTACGCCCTGATAGGCCATAGTAATAGTACTTTCGTAAATGCCTGAATCTAAAGGACCGCTACTAGGAATGTAGTCAGTTTCTGTTTCAGTAGTAGTTAAATTTGCAAATGGATTTGTCATGATTAAAATACCTTTGGTTGGTTAAAGTTAAACGTAATATTCATTTAAACGCGTAATAACATGTTGCAAATTGTTATCAATAAACGTTTCATTGGTAGTAAACATTCCTAATGGTCCACGTAAACGCTCATTAACTGTGTCTTTAGTTAATTTAGTTTGAAATACGTATTTAAAACCTAGAATGCGTTCTTCTTCTGTAATGTTAAGCAACTTAGATTCGTAACCTTCTAAATCTTTTAGCTTTACTTTTTTAGAAGAAATAACAGTTGAAAAGTAACTTTCAATGCCGTTATTTTTTAAAGAGCCTTTAATAGGAACTTTTGTTTCCATTATGTGCTCAGATTCATTTAGATTATCTAAAACATGTGCTGTAAAGATAACTGTTTTACTTGAAGTTGCTACATGCTTTTGCATAAGATTTTTAAAGTATTGTGCAAACTCGCCCCAAGCTTTCATGCCATTTGTTGATGATAATACGTAGTCAGATTCGTACATATCCATAAGATAAGTAAGTGAGTCAACAGCAATAGTATGTACGTCAGGCATTGTTTCTGCGCGTTCAAACGCTTCATAAACTTGGAATGGATCAGTAATGGTAAATCCTACGTTTCCGTCAGGACCTTTTAAAAATTTAGCTGGAAACGGTAATCGTTTACCTGCCTCGCAATTTAAATACATTACGCCTTCTGGATTTTCTAATCCCATAAGAGAATGTGATTTCCCAGTTGTAGATTTGCCGCCTAATAAAACTAGGTGGTCATTTATATAAGTTGACATGATGTCTCCAATAAATTGAATGATTTTGCGCAAAAGGGGACGGAGTCCCCAATGCTTAAATAGACGAAAGTTTTTTGCCTACAGTAACCATGATGGTGCCAAGAATTTCGGCTTCGTCTAATTTATCGACAAGCTTTTCATTAAGACTCATAACGCGTTGACGTATGTTTTCAAAATCATAACCTGCATCAACTAATACGTAAGCGTAACGCAGTAATTGATTATTACGATTTCCATCTCCAGTATTGTTAATAACCCAACGTTCAAGATTATCTAAAGATTTTTGATCTTTAAATTGGTCTTTAAACTTTTCGTTTTTACTGGTTTTAGGTATAAAAGGTAAGACGTCTAAGATTTCGCCATCTTGATAATAATAAGGACCATTATTAGATAACCACTTTCTTGCGCGTTGATTAGTTGCTTCGTCTACTTCAAAAGGAAGCCATTGAAACAAATTACTCATAAAGTCTTTATAATCTTTTGCATCTAGTGTTAACTCATAATTAATAGGCATAACAATACGGAAACGCTGTTCTGTTTTAGTGTGTCGCTTAGTGGTGTAATACAAAGCTTTATAGTCTTTTAATAATAATTGCGCAGTAGATAAATTAATGCCTTTGTCTACGTCAATTACAATTATGTTAAAGCCCGATATAATGTTTTCTTCTTTACGATGACCATTTGCTAAATGATGATTAACCCAGTGCATACCTGGATTTTGAGTTAACAGGTGTAACTGATCAAAAGGAGCTGTTTCGTTTCTATATCCTTTAGCTATATCTGTACTATAACTAAGGCGAATAGCATCAAGATTAGTTGCATTAAGTGATTCGCCACGTAAAAACTCAATGCTATCAACAAATGCTTTTTTAATAAGAATATTGTTTTGATAGCCGTAAGCAATTGCTAATTGCATCATCTCGTTTTTTTGTGCTGCAGAGCCACGATAAAAAGGCAAATCTTCAACTAAGTCAGCTTGAGTAATGCTTCTATCTACATCGGCTATGTATTTAGCCAACTTAACGTAGGGCCTGTCGCGTGTTAACAAACTTGCAAAAGCAGCACCTGATTCTTCTGCTAATTTGATTGCGTAATACAAATGATCTTCGCTTAACTCAAGAGCGTCATCAATAAAAGCATAAGCGCCAGCAAGTTTTAAAACTTTCCACCATCTATGCGATATTTCAGCTTTTCGCATTTCTTCGTGTTCAGGCAACTGATCAGCTATTTGTTCACATTCAAGTTGATACTCAATAAGCATTAAAGTAACTTCTTCTGAAACAGAAATTGATTTGTTTACGTAGCTAGGGTCTGCTAATTTACCTATAGCAGTAGAAATAGCATCAATTTCAGCAGTAGTAGTGTTGTTTCTTCTTTGTTTAAGAATTTCTTCAGGAGTCTGGTTTAAGTTTCTACTGTGATGGCGTGAATAGCCAAAGAAACACCGTCGACCGTAACCTGTGTCAATCATTACAAAAAATTCGTCTTCAGTTTTACTACCGTTAAATACGCGACTAGGTGTACCAAACAACATCATGTTAGTTGGAGTAGAGCCTTTAATTTCTTCGACGCGTTTGTTATCGCTACTGTTTTTAGTCAACTTACCTTTAATTTTGCCTACGTCATATAATTCTAAAAATGTATTAAATGCTTCACCATTGGAAGTTAAATAAGAACCGATTTCATCAACTTGCAAATTTAATGCGCCTACGCCAGCTAACAGAGCTTTATGTCTTGCAGATTTAATTGCAGGGCCAGAACCTGAATCAAAGCTATACACAAAATCGCCTATGTCGTGATATTCATTTTCAGCACGTTCCAGCTCTGTGTCTGGATCAGTACCTTTTTTGTGAGCACGTTGATTAGCAACAACAGGTAAGTTTTGTTGTGCCATTAAAGGCATAGTTAATTGAAGAAAATTATGCTCAAATTGATTAATAATTTTATCTTCCATAAAGTTTGTAGAAACGCCTTTACCGCTGCCAGAGGTTGAAAGATTAATGGTATACATATTAATAGGAACGTCAGCGCCATCTAATGTGGCAACACTAGCTCGCATCATTGAAGCTACTGTCGCAAAATAATATGCAACAGATATACGAAAAAATAATGGGTTAGTGTTTTGAGTTTTCTTGCACAAAATGTCTACTAACTTTTCCTGTATTGGATGAAAAGTCATTTCTTCTACAGGCTTTAATCGTTTTTTCATTTATAATTCCTTAAATTAAAGTGAGCCATTAGCTAAGTAAGAATCTTTTTGCTTGCACACTGAATACGCATTGCAGTAGTTACACGCAATAACTTTTCCAGGTACTTCTTTAACAATGCCAACATTGCCATCTTCATGCAGACGCATATATGCTTCAGCTGAATTAGGAAAGTTTTTAGTGCTTCTATTGGTTTTAGCTGGATTTTTAAAGTATTTGTACACGGGTGCTTTGCGCCACAATTCACTGTCGTTACACAATGGAATGTCTTCATCAGCGGCATGATGTAACTTTTCTATCGTGGCTAGTTTTTTGCGCACGTACTGTTCGGTTTCTTCTAAAGAAAGTAATGGAATTATGCGTTCCATTACAGGATTAGGAGGATACTTAGGGTCACTTGCTGCAAAAGCAGGTTTCCAATCGGTAAATAAAAATTGAATAGCAAATACGTTATCAGTAATTATTTCTGGAGCTAACCAGCGATAAATACTTCCTTGTAGCTGATAATCTTCGTCTTTATTAGCAGCACTCCATGTATAGGCACTGGTAGACTTAAAATCTTCAAGTCTGCCGTTACATACAAAGTCAACTTTTCCTGATATACGCTTCCCTTCAAAATCTTTGTAATAGCGTTGTTCCATATAAATAGGAATATCTTCTGGCTCTAGATCAGTAGCATTAACTTTAACGCGTTGAATTAATTCGTCTGAATGCCCTAACAAGCGCATAGCGTTTTGATAATTACCTAACCAGGCTTTCTCAATGCCGTCATGTATTGCAGTGCCAATACGAGATTTAAATAAGCTCATCAATTCAGTATTGGCATCTTCTTCGGCTACTCGATTAGAAAGTACAGTTTGTCTAACTGACTTCAATAACCGAGTTGCTGAGATAGTGTTAGGGTCGTGATCGTAATGATCAGTAGCTAGGAATACAGCTACTGACAGGGGAACATTAGATGTGCCGGTGTAAGCAGTCATAAAAATCCTTAAGAAAAAGTAGAAGTAGTTTTAGCTCGATTAGCTGCAGCAGCTTCGCCACTTAATGCAAAATACGCAGCACCGTCTTCGTAATTGTCTTCTCGATAGCCGCCTTGTTGGGTACGCACAGCCTTTAACAAGGTCATAAATAGCCAGCCACGCTCTTCACTGCTCATTTGACCATCACCAGTAACTGCGTTAAATGCAGCCACTGCAGCAGCCATAGAACGTTCACCAGCTGGGTTGTCGTACGTAATTGCACGATCTTCCATGTGGCCGGCAGCTGCTTTTAAAAAATCAGGAGCGCGTTTAGCAGAGCTGCTGTCAGAGTCGTCAAACCAAGCGTTAATTTTGGATTGCAAGCGAGCATCGTCTTGAAAATCTTGTTCGCACAGCTCAACAGGCGAATTTTGAGATTCACATTCAAAGCAATAAGGAGTTAAGTCAGTTTTTTGGTTAAGGCAATTGGGGTTGTTTTCGCATAATTGGGAAAAATCTTTAAACATAGGAGGGTTCCTTTTTGTGGGAAGCAGACACTAACAAGCGTCTAATAAGTTTTCTGAAAAAATTTAAGCAGCCACAATTACACTCCAGAGCAATAATTCTGGGACAGTTTTTGGGACACTTTGAAAATGATTGAGCAAATTGCAACACAGGGCAGGAAGCCTATGCTGTTGTTATATAAAGGTTTTTATAATTTGTTGTACTGTGCTGAAATGGGTAAAAACGGATTCGAGTCCCGTCCGGTCCGCCATATATCTTCTTGTAAGTACCTGTTTTAGTGATCTTTTTTTGACTCAATAGAAGCAATTTTGTTTTTGGGACACTTTTGGGACACTTTCTGAATTTGAGGGGCTATTCCTTCAAATCTTAAAGGATCTTGTTCTGAGCAATATTCGTCAATAAATTCTGAATACGTAGCTAAAAACATCTGCAATGAGTGTCCTAGCTGTTTTGCTGCTTCTGCAGGAGCAATTCCAATAGATAATAGCTCTGCTGCTCGTGTATGGCGGCACGTATACGGTATCCGATACGCAGTATCGGTAACCGTATGCGCACGCTTCCAAGCTTTATTGAAATTATCAGCATCACAGTAAAAACTATCAAACTTGTTTAAAAAGATATAACTGTTTTTAAAACGAGTAGGGTGCTCATTCAATAGTTCTTGTACCCAGGTAGGCACAGCAACTTTACGAGATACGTAAGTTTTAGTTGAATACTTGATTCGACGCCGTGTAATGGTCTTGCTGACGTGCAATTGCTTACCGTTGTAATCTTTCCACTGCAGTGCTAAAACCTCACCAGCAGGTCTAAGGCCACAACCAAGAAGTATTGCAAAGTAAACTAAATGCTCATCTTTAAGTGCAGACAACAAACGACTACGTTCTTCGGGTAAATAGCGATCTACAGGGGTTTTTTGGTCTTTATCGCTTTTTTTGAGATGAAAATCAGCAGGGTTTGGCTTGATACCTAAATGATTAAATATCCCACGTAATGGAATCAAAGCATTCTTTTTTCGTTTGCGAGACACTTTACGTCCAGCAACTTGACGCGCATCTAGTACTTTTTTAATTTCTTTTGTTGTGATCTCTTCAGCTAAATGATTGCCAAATGCGGGCATCCACCAACTGTTGATGCTGCTTTCGTAATCTAAGTGACTAGAGTAAGAACCGCCTAAATCATCAAGGTACTCTTGCGCAGCAATATGAAACAAATGTACTTGAGTAATTTCTTCTTGATTTAAAGCAATGCCAAATTTAAGGCGGTGTTTAACTTCGTCTCTTAGCTTAATCGCTTTGGCGATACCACTCTTGGTGTTAATGTTGACATTGAGCGTTTGGTTGAAGACAAGTTTACCGTTTTTGCGGATTCTAACTCGCGGTTTTCCACGATGTTCGTCGATGCATATGGGCCACCTTCGCTCCACCATTGATCCATGCTCCTTATGTTGACTGAGCTGCCATTAGACCCTGAAACATAATGTTTTCCTAGTGTTATAGGGTGTGAACCATGGCGTTTCCAGTACTCAAATTGATTTTTAGTGTAACCACCGTCAATAAGGTATTTAGCTAAATTGATCCATTCTTGTTGCATAATAACTCCTTAATATTCAATTAGTTAACGTTTTTTTGTAGTCTAGGATCTTTGTTTGCAAGATTTGTAATAACTTCAAAAACGGCTTTACCGTCTTCAAATTTAAATTTTGCCCAAGCATTGGCTAAACAGTACTGCTCAATCTGTTTTTGATTCCAATCTCGAAAATTAAGCGGTAATGGATATTCTAAATAAATGCCTGATGCCCACACGTAAGAGTGTGCATCTTGAGTAATAGGAGAAGTCATAAAGCCCTCAAAAGTGAGTAAATAATAGTATTTGTATTTTTGCGTAGAAGGGGCCGGAGGCCCCAGTAGAAAAGATAAGAAAAGTAATTCTGCATTAGGTATAACACTGCAAATACTTTTACTTATAGGTAGCACATGGTTTTATATTGCGGAACAGGGTCTGGAAATACCCCTTCACCTGGAGATCCAAGTAATCCTTCACAATTAGTAGCGACGCCAGTTTTTGAAGGGATTCGTATAAGCTGGGATTTTCCTGCAGTTAATCCAGAAACTGTTGCTCATTTTATTGTATATCGGTCAACAACTAACATTTACGATGACGCTGATACTTTTAAAATTACTTCATCAGATTCAATAACAGATTTTTTAGACGTAAGTTTACCTACAACTTATTTTTATTGGGTAGCTGTGCGTGCAGTCAATGGGTATATTGGAGAAATTCAAGGACCTGCTTGGGCTACTGCACAACCAAAAAAAGTATCTATTCTTGATGCATTAAGTGCAGATATAAATGCGTCTAAATTAGCATTAGATTTGCAAGAATCTATTGGAAAAATAGATATTTTAGAAGACACAATTCTATTAAATGAAACAAATCGAGATACTGATGTAACTACGCTAACTAATCTTATTGCGCAAGTAAATGAAGATACTGAATATTCAGCATCAATATGGCAAGAAGAAATTACAACAAGAGCGACTGATTACAATGCGCTTTCCCAATCTATTGTTACGCAACAAACTACTTTAGGTGACAATACTGCTTCTATTGAAATATTGTCTGAAGTAGCTGATGGTATTAGTGGAGAGTATTACGTAAAGATTGATAATAACGGCGCTATGACGGGATTTGGGCTATCTAGCGAAGCTGTTTATGATGTTAACGGCAATGTAACTGGCGCAGTATCTCAGTTTATTGTTGATGCTAATCGTTTTGTTATTAGAGACTCTGATACGTAC